TATGTAGTAACAAATGAACCAACAAAGGTATCTGTAACACTTGGATACACATTAAATCTAGGAAATTTCCAATCACTAAGACTTGATCTTGGCGTTGTTGATAGTTCACGCAATGGTGAGACAGTCGATCAATCTTTTGAGCGTGTTTACAAGTTTGTTGAAGACAAACTAACTGCAAAGATTTTAGAAGCCCAATCGGAGGCTGCTGAAGGATAATGGCAGAACGCAAAGACCGTATGGCTTTGCTTTCAAGATACAGCAAGTATCATACCGCAAGGTACGAATCAAAGCCATCCCTAAACTTAAATGTAGAGCAGTGGGCTTCAGATGCCCTTGTAGAATCATACACTTTGCCAGGATGCTACGATATACTTGAGTATTACTTTTCAGTTGCAGAGAACCCTTCGTGGAACTACTTTGCATACAATGCAGAAAAAATATTGCAGGCACAAAAAGATAAAATTAAAGACAATGAAGAGAGAGCAGAGCGTAGACGAATGGCAAAGGAGTGGTTAAGTGAATAATACAGAGGCAAAACTACTTACCGCTGTCTTAAAAGACAAACAGATCCATGTTCTACTTCAGGCAAATGTCGACAACCTTCTAAGAACTCACGGAGATATATGGAACTTCGTAAGACTATATTTTGAAAACAACTCAGTCCTTCCTCCAGCAGAACTGGTTACTGAAAAGTTTAGAGACTTTGAGCCAGTAGCAGGCATTGGTGCGACAAAGCATCACCTTGAAGAACTTCAGGGCGAGTATCTAACAGATAGCCTAAAAGACATTATTAGATCTGCAGCATCTGAGATTCAAAACAATAATGGAACTGGTGCACTTAACGAATTAATTACTAAGACTTCAGAATTAAAAAAGAACACTGCTGCAATTCGTGATATTGATGTTACAGATCTTGAGTCTGCTATTGCATACTTTGAAAATGTAAAGAAGCAGCAGGCACTTGGCTTGTCTGGAATCAAAACAGGATTGCCAGGGTTTGATAACTATCTACCATCTGGAATTATGCCAGGACAACTGGGTGTCTTTCTTGCTTATCCAGGAATTGGAAAGTCTTGGCTTGCACTTTACTTTGCAGTGCAGGCTTGGAAGCAGGGAAAGTCCCCAATGGTAATTTCTCTTGAAATGTCTGAGACCGAAGTTCGTAATCGTGTATTTACAATTATGGGTGAAGGACGTTGGTCACATCGTAAGATCAGTAATGGTGAGATTGAGATTGATATGCTAAAGGATTGGCATGCAAAGAATCTTGCAGGCAAGCCAGAGTTTCATATCATATCAAACGATCAAGGCGGAGAGATCAACCCTTCAGTTCTTCGTGGAAAGATTGATCAGTACAAGCCTGACTTTGTAATTGTTGACTATTTACAACTGATGGCTCCTAATCAGAAGTCAGATAATGAAACGGTACGAATGAAGAACCTTTCAAGAGAACTTAAACTGATGGCTATTGGTGAAGAGGTCCCTATCATTGCTATCTCATCTGCTACACCAGATGATGTTAACGACCTGTCTACAGTACCTACACTGGGTCAAACAGCCTGGTCTAGACAGATTGCTTATGATGCTGATTGGGTTCTTGCTTTGGGCCGTGGAACAAATAGTGACATCATTGAGTGTGCATTTAGAAAGAACCGTAATGGATTTATGGGAGACTTTTTGGTACAGTGCGACTTTGACAAGGGATACTATAGGTATAAAGACTTTGAAGATAAGTAGTTATAATATGGTATGTCTGAAATCAAGAAGAACTTGCCACCAACCTTCTACCATCACAAGCCTATTAAAAGGTTTTACCTTGATGGAGTAATTCATGACGACTCAATGATTGGAAGACTCAAGGAAGAGTATATAAGATTATTGGTCTCAGAAATGAAACTAAGTGGATATGTTCCAAGAATTGATCTTGACCCAGATTTCACTATAAGGTATAATGATATAAAGAACTTTTTTGAATTTGAATTATCGGTACAGGCAGTCTACGCAGGAAAGAGGAAAAGCGAATGGATAGCAGGAATAGACGGAACCAATCCAATCTTTATTCCGCAGAACAAGTCAAGCGAGTCCTTACAGGATCGGGTATAACAGTAGAGTCTGAACTTGATGCAGACTTCATGATCTTTTGTCCATTTCACAATAATCACAGAACCCCAGCAGGAGAAGTTCAAAAAGATAGCGGAATGTTTTTCTGTTTTTCTTGCCAAAAATCTGCAGACCTTATAGAGTTAGTTATGCACACTTCTGGAAGAACCTATTTTGAGTCTGCTAGATTTATTAAAAGCAAAGAGAAGTTAACTAATCTTACTACAGAAATTGATAAGGTTCTTGTAAAAGAAGAACAATACAAAACCTTTGACGAACTAATCATTAAAAGATTGCACAACAATCTTGTTGCTTCCGAAAGAGCAAAAAATTATTTTACATATAGGAAAATTCAAAAGGGTTCATGTATTAAGTTTACTTTAGGATATTCAGAAAAACAAGATATGGTAACAGTACCAGTTCATAGCCCAGACGGTATACCTCTTGGCTTTGTTGGAAGATCTATTGAGGGTAAAGACTTTAAGAACACGCCAGGATTGCCAAAAAGCAAAACGCTTTTCAACTTGCATCGTGTTAAGAAATCTGATAGAGTATATGTAGTGGAGTCTTCCTTTGATGCCATTAGGCTAGACCAGGTTGGACTTCCAGCAGTAGCAACACTTGGCGCTAATGTGTCAAGCACACAAATAGAATTGCTTCAAAAGTATTTCAATAACATAATTGTTATTGCAGATAATGATGAAGCGGGAGGAAACATGAAAGATAGAATAGTTGAAAAACTTTCTAGCCGTGTTTCTGTTATTAAACTAAACACTCAGTATAAAGATATTGGTGATATGCCAGACGAAGAACTTGCTAGGTTGGAGTTCCAGTTTGACAAATCGATATCACTTATGCTAAACTAATACAACAACCAAAGGAGAATAATATGAGCGTAGTAAAGGGACTCAAGAACATCAATGCCCTGCTCGACAAGCCAAAGTATGAAAACGACGGGCCAAAAGTAAAGTGGCTAAAACTTGCAGATGGTCAGTCTGTAAAGATTCGATTCATTGAAGAACTCGATGAAGATTCTGCAAACTATAATGAAAAGCGTGGACTAGCACTTGTTGTTAAGGAGCACGTAAATCCAAAGGACTACAAGCGTAAGGCTGTAGACACAATGGAATCAGAAGGCCGTGACTGGGCAGAAGAAATGCATCGTAAGGATCCAAAGGCTGGCTGGCGTGGTCGTCTTCGTTTCTATTGCAACGTACTTGTTGACGATGGAATTGAAGCACCGTATGTTGCAATCTGGTCAATGGGTATCAGTAAGCAGTCATCATTCAACACAATTCGTGAGTATGCCCTAGAAACAGGGAGCATCTCAAACGTACTATGGAAGTTAAAGCGTAATGGCCAGGGAACTGAAACCAATTACACACTTATTCCATCAGCACCAGACAAGGAACCATTTGATTGGAAGGACATTGAGCCTTATCCTCTTGAGTCAGCACTTAAGAAGATTCCTTATGCCGAGCAAGAAGCATACTATTTGGGCTTTGATGGCCCATCCGTAACTTCATCTACCAACGCAGATTGGTAATATGAATTACGTCGGCTTACATGTCCACACCCATTTTAGTTTATTTGATGGGATTGCTACTCCAGAAGAATACGTTGACCGTGCAGTTGAGTTAGGGATGCCTGCAATAGCCATCACTGACCACGGTACTTTATCTGGGCATAGGGAACTGCACCGTATTGCAAAAGCAAAGGGCATTAAGCCAATTCTAGGTCTAGAAGGATACATGTGTGCAGACATATCTGATACAAGAGATAAGTCTGAAAGAGAAGGTCAACAAGATCTTGTCTACAACCACATTATCCTTCTAGCCAAGAATAAAATTGGTTTAGAAAACCTTAATAAGATTAGTGAACTATCTTGGACAGATGGTTTCTTTAAGAAGCCACGCTTTGACTTTACTATTTTAGAAAAGTATAAAGAAGGAATTATTGTTTCTTCTGCTTGTCCAAGTAGTGTACTAGTTAAGGCACTTGAAGAAGAAGAGTTTGCTCTTGCCAAGAAGTACATCTCTTGGTTTAAAGAGCGTTTTCAAGATGACTACTACATTGAGGTCATGCCTCACAATGAAGCACATATAAATAAGTATCTAATAGAACTAGCAGACGAGTTTGGAATTAAGGTTATTGTTACTCCAGACTGCCACCATGTTGACTCATCACAAAAAGAAATTCAAGAGTTTAAATTGCTCATGAACACACACGGTAAGTTTGTAAAAGATACAACATATGAAAAATCAAAGAAAAAAGGCAACATGATGCAGCGCCTTGATTATCTCTATGGCGAAGACCGTCAAATGTCATTTAATAAGTTTGACATCCACCTTCTTTCATACGAAGAGATTAAAGCAGCCATGGAAGCGCAGGGTATTGATCGACCTGACATCTACTCAAACACACTCCTATTAGCAGAGACAGTAGGAGACTATGGCATTCAAGAAGGCCTAAACCTTCTACCAGTACAGTACAAGAGTCCTGACAAGGAACTTGCAAAGGTTGCACTGGAAGGTTTGGTAGAGCGAGGT